AGGACTGAAACCAAAATCACCTATCAAAAAGCAATGGGGCGCTTCAAAAACGCCCCATTTTTTTGTCAAAAACCAAAAGTTAAGAAAAGGTTAATAAATTTATTGTCCGATGTCAAAGGTTTTAACGAATAGAAGTTCTTCCTCGTCTCCAGTAGACTTTAATTTATCAGTCAATATATCATCACTTTGATAATATGATAGTAAGGTCTCCATTTGACCAACAAACTGGTCTAAGTATATTGGATTCAATAAATAAATATCTCTCTTTTTTTCATTTTTTTGATATTCATACTCATAATTTGATATTGGCCTAACTAACCCATCATTTGAGATTATAATACCATCTGGTCTCTTGAATTTATAATCTCTGTCAACTATTATTCCAGATTGAACTAGAATATTTCCATTAAATACAATTTCCTTTGTTTCCCAATGGTGAATTGCATCCGATTGAGTGCCATATTTTTTTCTAAGCATAAACTCAAACTCTCTTTGAGATAAAGGCCATTGAGTGTATACGTTCGTGATATTATTCGTTAATAAAATTACCCATTCATAGTCTGTACTTCTATAAATTCTTTGAGCAACATGGTATGGTAGTTCATCACCAGGAATACTGTATTTTTCAAATGCTAAAAGTGATTTTACTTTATCAAAGTCTGCTTTTACTCTTCTAAAAACATTTTTGATTTCAATATATTCTTGATCGAATGTATCCTTTGAACCAGGAACACCGACTCTTATATTTGGTACAATAGAGAAAAAATTTGATGCCATACTAGTAACCTTCCTCAGCATCTGCTGCTGTAATGTAGGATGTTTCTTTGAATGTACAATCAATTTGAACAGCTGGAGTCCATCCGTCTGCTGTTGAATTGTATTGACCATCTGGGGTATAACTCACGTTGAAAGATTCTAAAAGTGAGTCTTTGATTAAAAACATGCTTGATATATCTCCACCTGTAGTATAACTACCACCATTGTATGCAACTCTCTTTATTCGTAATCTAAATCTGTTGGGTACAGTAAGGTATCTTGCTCCACTTCCAGTTCCAAAAGGTGTAGACCCCGCAACTTTTGCATTCGATGGTGGAGTAGTTGTAGGATCTTTTGTAGTTTGAACTGCATTGATTGGTTCTATTCCAGTACCACTAAAATTTGGCAACATGTTCATTTTGAAGAATCTAATAATAGTATAGATATCTTCAGCATCTCTTTTGTTCTTTGCAACAAGTTTCCAAGAAAATGAATGTGATCTAAATCCAGTTCCAGTAAAAATCATTTCTTCAAACGGGTTGAAGATTTTACCTTGTGTAACTGCTGATAATGCTGCCCCACTTACGTCAGAATTTACACCCATGACATTAGCAAGTCCTTGAGATCCTTTTGCAATTGCATTGAATAGTGCTTCTGGAGCAGTATCATTAGCCATTGCTTGTATTTCACTAACTACTGCAGTACCAGATTTGCCAAGACCTTCTGCTGCCATTTTACCTGTAGTTCCAAATGCCACATTACTGTATTGTGCGGCATAACTTGTAGCAAAATTTTGTGGCATGTATAAGTATACACTATCACCTAACGATATCTTATCTTCTACTGCTTTAGCACCAGCTGCACCTGCATTTGCTAATACTGCACCTTTATCGTAGTTAATTTTTACTGCTGTTATTTGTAAAAAATCGATATATTCTGTTGGGAATGCTGCACCTTGACTCCATGAAGTTCCTAATGCCATTAGTCCAGCATCAGTGTCTCCTGCTACTGGAGGTTTTCTTGGATAGTATACATTAGATGCCATGTTAGATCTTTAATTCCTGTTCGGTTAGAATAATAAATTCCCACTGATGATCATGGCAAAATTCTTTGGCAGCTGCCCATTTTGCTTGGTTCACTGCATAGGTAGCAACTTCATTAATGTATTGTTTTGTTTTTCTTTTTTGAACTTTTGGGCCTTCAACTTGATATTTTGGCTTCACTTCAACAAGATATTTTTTTATCTTACCAGTTTTAGTCCTCACTTTAATATAAAAATCTGGAAAATAGCGATGGCGTTTTCCATCCAAAGGCGATATGTATGGAATAAAAAGTTCTTCACTGCCCCACTCAAGAATATTATCGTTTGTATCACAATACTTCATGAATTTCAATTCCCAAGAGGAACGAAATACGATATTTTTCACATCACCTCTATATTTTTGTGGATGATCAGGATAATAACGACCTTGATAAGGCATAAATAACTAAAAACCTACCTCTATTTATCTAGGAAACATGGTTGCAGTAACTGGACTATCTGGTGCTAATAGTTTTCAAGGGTTCCTAAGCCTTGCAAGACGAGAGCAACCATCATACAACAATTTATATTGGGTTAGAATGAGAACTAAACCAAGAGTATTAATGTCTTCTGGAACCGCTGGAGGAGCAGCCGATACTAATACTTGGTTTAATGATTTTTTCAATGATGGACTCGCTACTGGTCCAGGTACAGATAAATCTAGACTTCTTACTTATTATGCTACTGATGTTACCGTACCCAGCAGACAGTTGACCACGGGAGATGTCAAATCTGTTGGTACGATGTGGAGATATCCAACAGGAACTTCTTTCAGTGAAATTAGCATTCAATTTATTGTACCTAGAACTTATAAAACAAGAACATTTTTTGAAAGATGGATGAATTATGCTGCTAACGATGCCAGTCAAAAGGTTGCATGGTATGATGATGTTGTAACTTCGTATATGGACATATTTAAATACGAAAGGGGAGGAGCAAATCCATATAATGAATTAGATCCTCTGTCATTGGTAAATCCTAGTCAAAGACGATACACAACAACCAAGTGGAATAAGTGTGTTGGTGTATGGACAATGCAAAATGTATTTCCATTTAATATTAGTAATATGCAACTTCAATCGGGTCCTGCAAACTATATGACAATGGAAGTGTCGTTTTACTTTGAAAGATATAGATTCTATGTTCCATCAAATGATGGAGTTGAAGAAGTTGCATTTAATCTTGGTAGTTCTGGAGTTAATGCATCTGCTTCTGCTCAAGTAACAGCAACCGCTGCTGGTCCAGGACCAGGTGGTGCAACTTCTACTATCATTGCAGGTCGAGATGGTTCCATCACATCAATCCCCTAAATAATTTTACATATAATACTATTTGGAGTAATTATGCCTTTACCTAAGCTAGTGGTTCCTGAATATGAATTGGAATTACCTTCAACAAAAGAGACAATTAAATATAGACCATTTCTAGTTAAAGAGGAAAAACTTCTTCTCACTGCCATGGAATTGGGTGAAGAGAAAGATATGATTAGTGCGGTTAAGACGATTATCAAAAATTGCACAAATTTGAAATCTAGAGTTGAGGAGTTATCAACTTTTGACATTGAATACGTATTTTTGAAAGTTCGTTCCAAATCTGTTGGTGAAGTTTCCAAAGTTATGGTCACTTGCCCTGATGACGAAGAAACTCAAGTTGAAGTTGAGATTGATCTTGAGTCAATTGAAGTTACTACTCCAAAAAACCATACCAATAAGATTGAATTAACTGATACTGTTGGGGTGATTATGAAGTATCCTTCCTTGGATACTTTTGTAAAATTAAATTTTACTGGAGAAGATGTAACTGTTGACAATATTTTTGAACTTTCATTAACTTGCATGAGTCAAATTTATGAAGGTGAAGATGTTTATGATTGCAAAACATACACCAAGAAGGAATTGATGGAATTCCTTGAGAGTATGAAGAGTGATCAATTTGTAAAACTTCAAGAGTTTTTCCAAACCATGCCAAAACTTGAGCATGAAATTGAAATCGAAAATCCCAAGACTGGAGTGAAGAGTAAAGTTAAGTTAGAAGGACTAGGAAGTTTTTTCGCGTAGCCCTTCTCCATTCTACGTTGGAGAATCATTTGGAAACAAACTTTGCTTTGATGCATTATCATAAATGGTCATATTCTGATTTGGAGAATATGGTTCCGTGGGAAAAACAATTTTATGTGGACAAACTTCTTGGTCATTTGAAACAAGAAGAAGACAAATATAAGAAAGCACAACAGCAACAGCAAGGTAGGTCAAGTCTATAATGGCAAAAATAAGCACCATTAAACCCTATAAGTTTGTCAATCCAAATTTAATCACTGGTATGTCTGGTGGTCAGAAGGGTGGTGCAACAATTATTGCGGCAGGAAAAAAAATTACTGGACCTGGCGGGGGTAGCGCGGATGTTAAAGCAGGTCGCGTTACCCTTCTTTCTGTTAATAGAATTGGTGCAACTATTGCAGCAATAGGTCAAACCCAACAGAAAATTGGTCATTTATTAATAACCGAATCGCAGATAATTCAGCAAAATAAAGATTTTAGAAGAAAAAGAAAGCAATATTTAAGAGATCAAGAGTCAGAAAGAAAGAACGAGCAATCGCTACAAGCAAAAGAAAAACCAAATAAAGATGTAGATAAGGCAGCTGATAAAAAAGTAAAGGAAAAGCAAAGTTGGTTTGAACAAATATTTTCACCATTTAAAGGTATTATTCAATTTGCAATCAATGTAACAGTAACTCAAGGAGTTTTGAGATGGATTGCTGATCCTACTAATGGTAGTAAGATACAAGTATTTGTTGATACTTTAGCATCAGTTTTTAATTTTGTATTTAATATTGCTTATAAGTCTATTGATTTTTTTCTAACTGGTGTAAGTAATGTATTTGGTGATGGAAGCGAACAGGGATTTGGTAGATTTAAACAAGTCCTGGGTGGACTTGGACAAATCTTAATTGGAATTGCTGGTTTTAAAGCACTTAAATATCTCCTTAATCCATTTGCTTTAGTTGGAGATCTTATTGGTCTATTAGATTTTTTCGGCAAATCTCCTGCTTCTAGTCCTACTTTACCATCTACTCCAGATATACCAAGTGGCAAAACAAAACCAAATGTTCCAAATGTTCCAAAAAAACCAAAAGGATTTTTTGCTAAGGCTGGAGATTTTGGTAAGAATCTTTGGGGTAATTTTAAATCGTGGGGTAGTAATGTAACGAAAGGAATGCGAGATAAACTTGCTAGGTCTGGTGAATTTTTGAAAGATGCCACCAAGAAGGCAATGAAACCAATTGTTGATAAAGCATATAAATTTTTGAATGATAAAGGTGTCATTAAGATGGCAAAGGGTCTTGGTGACAAAGCTGTTGGATTAATTAAAAAAGTTCCTGGTTATGAAAAAATTGCTAATAAAGTTGCCAAGGAAGGCGGCGAAAAAATGCTTGGTAAGATTGGCGGCAAAGCAATTCCAGTTATAGGTGGTCTTGTTAATTTATATTTTGCTTTCGATAGATTGAAATCTGGTGATAAGTCTGGTGCTGCTCTCGAAGCATTATCTGCCATCTTAGATCTTTCTGGATTATTTGGATTCCTTCCTGGTCCAGCACTTTCCATGGCCTTGGACGCTTATTTGTTTGGTAGAGATTTCTTTCCAGATATAGTTAAGAAAGAAAATGAAATATTTGGTAATTTAATTAATAGTATTCTTGGTCCTATTAAAGGTATCAAGAATGGCCTTCCTAAACTACCGATGCTTGCTGAAGGTGGTTTGGTTACTAAACCTACAATTGCTGGTCTTGGAGAGAATGGTCCTGAATTGGTTGTTCCATTAGGTAAGATTGGTTCTCTTGGAGGAGCTACTGGAACTTTAATTGGAGGCATGGAATCTGCTTTGCAGAGAATGGGCGCCGCAGGAGAAATTGCTCGTCAAGTTATTGGAAACGATCTCAAATCCGCAGGACAAGCATTTGGTGTAAAACCATCTGCAGGTGCTGGAGGAGATACTCTAGGTAAATCTGTAATGAAAGCAGGTCGGGGGGTATCTTTAGAAGCCGGAGATGATATTTCTTTATTCCTTGGTAAAGATAATGTTATTATTACAGATAAAAAGAAAGGATCTGCTAGTACAACAACACTAAGAGGACAACTAGCAAATGTTTTGAGTTCTTTAATTTGGTTGTCAAATAAAGATTTGAAAGGTGGGACTTCTGGATCAACTGGCGGCGGAGGTCCTTCTGGAGGAGATGCTGGTAGTATCGATACCTCTGGAGTAGAAGCAGCAACTGGCAGTGTTGTTGATAAGGGTGCAGCAATTGCTAAAAAACTTATGTCTAATCTTGGTATTACCAAAGAGCAAGCAGCGGCAATTGCAGGTAATTTTGCACACGAATCTGGTGGATTTATTCCTGGTATTCGTGAAGGTGGTCCATTTGGTAGAAATTCAAAACCTTGGCCTCAAGGAACTGTAGGAAAGGGATATGGATGGGCTCAATGGACTAACTCTGTTCCTGGAGATCGTTATGATAAATTTATTCAAAGTTATGGTGGAGATTATAATAAAATACCAACTAATGAAGACAACTTAAAATTTGCTATTCAAGAAATGAAGACAACCAATAAGTTGTCAAGTAGATTTAAGAAAATGACCAATGTTGCAGATGCAGCTGTTTGGTTTAGAGCAAATTGGGAGAGAGCAGGAGTTCATCATGATGGTCCTAGAATTGCTTATGCGAAGGGTATCTTGGCAAAAATGGCATCTGGCGGTAGACTTTGGAAAGAACTTCATGGTATTGATCAGAGAACTTCACAGGATACTACTACTGCAAAACAGGCAGCAAAAAGTGCTCCAGATAAAAAACCACAACAATTTGCTTTAGGTGGAAATTACAAAAACGGATTTTTGCCAGATAGTGCTTTAGCATCTATTCGTGGTGGCGGTAAATTAAGAAAAGAAGTTGCGCCAAACTTTAATCGAATGTGGGATGATGCTAAAAAGGCGGGACATTCATTAGGACTAAATTCTTCATATAGATCTTATGAAGACCAGGTTGCAACGTATAAGAGATATGGTTCTCCAAGAGCAGCAAAACCAGGATCTTCACCACACTCGTGGGGACTTGCAGTTGATTTAAATTTTAGTAATGCTGGATATAAGTGGTTAAAACAGAATGCTAAAAAATATGGGTTTAATCAAATTCCTGGATTGGAGACGAATAATCCAGATGGTTTTGAAGCTTGGCACTGGCAAGTTGGATCTGGTAGACCAGATGGTGCTTCTGTATCTGCTCCGCCGTCAAGTTCTGCAGATACAGGTACTTCTTCTGGAGGAGGTGAAAATCAGGACACTAGTGCTCAGGATGATATTAAGAAAATGATTGAGGCTTTTGATAAATTTGCTGCTCCATCTGCACCAAAACTGAATCTTGCCCCAGCGGCAGCAGGAGAGGGTGTTTCTTATGCTGGAGCAAAACCAGCAACGAACGCATTCAGTGGAAATGCAAGTATTAAGAGCACTCCTACCGCTGCTAGTAGTGGTGCTGCTATATCATCATCTTCACAACAATTCCAAGTGCAAGATGCTATTGATAGTTCAAAAGCAACGGTTCTACCTATACCAATAAATACTACTAGTAATGTACAAATGATGGTAGGTGGAGCACCTCAGGTGTTTAGATCTCAAGCTCCAATTACAAGAGGATTCGGATAATGGCAGTATCAATTCCTACATCTAAACCCAAATCCTTCTTTTATAAGATGGTTACGGTTCCAAAGGTAAAAACTACACCACAAAATGCCGCAACTGTAACTTCTTACAAGGCATTCACCACATCAATGAATAGATTGGGTGCAACATTGAATTCAATGTTGGTAGTGAATAGGCAATTTTATAATACTATGCTTGCTGGATTAAAAATGAAAGCAGCAGAGCAAGAGGAGCAAAGAAAACAATTTCAAGAAGAAAAGGCAAATAGAAAAAAAGGTAGTGGTCTCTCAAAATTAGCAACAAACTTCACTAAAGCTACTATTCTTGGTATGGGTGATGCTTTAAAGGGCATCATGATGCTATTTGAAAGTGTTTTTAGAGTCATAATGACTCAATCTATTTTGAGGTGGATTGCAAATCCAGCAAATACTAAAAAATTAACTGTTTTATGGAATGCTATAGTTGGATTCTTTAAATTTTTGTGGAATTTTGTAAGTACTAATATTGCAAAAACTTTAAGCGGTCTTTCTGACATGCTTAATAGTAATTTGGGTTTTTGGGATAGACTAAAGGGATTTGGAACATTTATTGTTGGATTTGGATCTCTTTTACTTGGTTTTGCGTTTCTTAAAAATCCAAAACTTTTGATTAGTGGTGTAAAATTTGTTTTACAAACAATTTGGAATTCTGTTAGTGGTGTTGTTAAACTTTTAAAGGGAAGAAAACGATCCGTATCTACAACTACCCCAACAAGATCTTCAAGTAAGTCTTCAACACCAACTGGTAATAAACCTCGCGGCCGAGCAGGAGCTCTTGCTGCTGGATTGGGAGCTGGAACTGCAATATTTGCACCAATGATTATTGGTGGAATGATGGGCAGTGGAGAAAGTGAATTTATGAAGACTACTGGTGCTGCTCCGGCTTCATCAGATGATATGTCACGTTTGGCAGATGGCGGTCTTGTAACTAGACCAACCAGAGCATTGATTGGTGAACGAGGTCCAGAACTTCGTATGCCTGCAGATAATGCACAGAGAATGGCACGCTCTGGTATCAAACCACTTGGTTCTCTGGGTAGAGGAGACTCCAAACAAACACAGAAATTATCTGATTTGTTTATGGCACCATTTAGAGGAATTGGTGCTGGTATTCTTGCAAATGTATCTCAAGTTGTAAGTGGAATGGGTGCCTCTGGACAAGCACTTACGCCTATTTTGGGACAAATTGTTGCACCTATTGCGAATAGTTTTGGTGTTCCACCTTCATTAGTAAAGAGTTTGACGGCCAAAACACAAATGGTCGGCGCTGCTGATAAACCAGGAATTAGTGGTGGTAAGAAAAAGGGAGATACTGGTAAATTATTTGGTAAAGGAAAGGCAGTAAACGAGGATGGCACAAAGTTTAAGAGAGTAGGAGATAACTCTGTTCTTGGATTACTTTCCAACATGATTGCTGCTGTTCAAGTAGTTGGTAATAAACTTGGTGGTCAATCAAAACAAACCAAAATTGATACTACTCCTGGAGCAGGAACAAAAGCAGATTCGATTGATAAATCTTCTGCCTCTGCATCTGCAGCAGGAGATCAAGGTGCTGGAAGTCAAGATGTAAGCAAAAATAAAGGATCTGCTAACGTTGCTGCCGGCCAACAATCAGAAAATACAAATAAATTCAGTGCAAAAGCGGAAGATAGAAAAGGTGGAGAAGTTGCTTTTAAATGGAATGGTAAAGATTATAAGGTAATAATCAATGCTACTAATGGTCACTATGAAGTATGGGATAAAAATCCAGCACCATTTGCAAAACCATATGATATTTCAAAGGATAATAATGCTCAGTTAAAACAAAAAGCATTTAATCAAGTAAGAGCATATTTTGTTAATAATGCAGCACAAAAAGGTATTGCACTAAACTATATCACTCAAGACGATATTAAAAACAAACAAAAACTTTTAGATGCTGCCAAGAAAGAGCAAAGTGCAGCTGCTGGCGGATGGATTTCTGGTCCTATGTCTGGTTATCCAGTATCACTTGATGGCGGTGGATCTACAGCATTTATTGGTCATGGAACTGAATGGGTGGGATTTAAAAAGGCTGCTGGTGGGCTGGCATCCAGTGCATTTGTAGTACCATTTAATACACCAGCAACAAAAGGAAGTCCCAATCTAACGAATAGAAGACTTACAGAAGCCGCTGCTGGTGGATATGCACTTCCTGATGGATTTGCCAAAGGTGGTAAATATGAAAGATTGATTGGTAAAGATGGTAAACCAATAAAAAGCACTGCTCCTGGCAGAGCAG